ACTGCTGATAACACAGACACACTTACACTTAAATCAACTGATGCTGATGGTAATTCTGGGCCAATTTTAAGACTAAATAGAGATTCAGGTTCTCCTGCAGATGGAGATGTTATTGGTGAAATTTATTTTAACGCAGATGATGATGCTGGTAATACAACAGAATTCTTTACTATGTCAGCAAACATAAGAGATGCTTCCAATGGTGATGAAGATGTACAAATGGTATTTAAAGGTTTTAGTGGTGGTAATAATGTAAATTATTTAGAGATTGATGGTAACCATGTAGTGTTTAATGAAGGTAGTGCTGACATAGACTTCCGAGTAGAATCCAATGGTAATGCAAATATGATCTTTGTTGATGCTGGTGATAACCATGTTAACATTGGTACTGCTACTGACTTAGGTGGTGTATTTAATGTTGCTGGTAAAACTGTTATTCAGACTACTGGTAATGATGACACACTTAAATTAATTTCAACTGATGATGACCAAAATACTGGACCAGTATTAAGTTTATATAGAAACTCAGCATCTCCAGCTGACAACGACCTAGTTGGTATGATTACTTTTAATGTAAATGATGATGCTCCTTCTGAGCATGGTTTAGTTTATATGAGAGCAACTTTATTAGATGCTACTGCTGGTTCTGAAGATGCTCATTTTGAAATTAATGTAGATGTTGCAGGAACTAATACAGAAAGATTATCTTTTAATGCAACTGAAGCTGTTTTTAACGAAGGCTCTGCAGACCTAGACTTCCGAGTAGAATCAAATAACAAGACTCACGCATTATTTGTAGAAGGCTCTGATGGTGGAATTGGCATAGGAACTAGTAGTATTGAAACTAATGCACAAGTTCACATAGAAGGTTCTGAAGAATATCTTGTAATAAAGCACACAGCACAAATGGGTATTAAATTGTATGGTGATGATACTAATGTTATTCTTTCATATGATAAAAGTGGAAACAGTATTTCAGGTGGATTAACTTTTAATCACTCAAACGGAACAATGATATTTCAAAATAGTGGTACTACTGAAAGATTGAGAATTGTAAGTAACTTAGCTACTGGTGCAGAAACGGCTGCTGATGTTTCTACTGGTGGGTTATGTTTACAACAAAATGCTAATGATAATAACATTATGACTATGAAATCTTCTGATGTTGCACACGGTATGACTACTAATTTTGAAACTGATACTTTTGCTGCTTTTAGAAAACAATCTGCAACAGAAGGTGGTTTAGCTGTTAGTTCTCAGTCTGAAGGTATTGAATCATTAAAATTTAATGTTAGTCATTCTAATGGAACAACAACTAAATCAAGTAGTGGTTCAGGTGCAGTTATTTTTGGTGTAAGTGAAAAAAGTGGTACAAGTGTTGGTGGAAATGGTACTAACGATAATTTATTGGTAATAACCGATCATACTTCTACACGATTTATCTTTGATGCTGATGGTGACTTTCACGCTGATAGTTCATCTACTACTTTTGATACCTATGAGGATGCTCAATTAGTTAGAGCTTATGATTTATCTCATGGTAAAGGTGTTATTAACTCTCAGTTTGATAAATATATACAATATCAACATGAAGATTTAGCTGATGCAGGTTTAGTTGGTAGAGAAGATGATGGCACACCTAATCACTTTATTAATGTTACTGGTTTCCAAAGACTACATAATGGTGCAATTTGGCAACAATATGAAAAACATCAAAGACTAGCTAAAGCAGTATATGAACTAGCTAAAGTAGCAGTTGGTGAAGATAAAGCCAATGAGATACTAGAACAAAACGAAATTAAATTATTAAACTAAGGAGAAACAAATGGCAATAACAGCAAATATGACAACTTCAGAAGGAGTTGCATTAACAGGAGCATACCTAGTAGTAAAAAGTGCATACGTTAAAAAGTTTGACGGTGCATGGACTGGGAATGATGATGATGGATGGACACAAGATAGTGCTTCATTTAAGTTAATTTATGATGTTGACATCTATCTTAATGCTGACAAAAGAGCAGAAAGAAATAATGAAAATAACATTATAAAAAATACACACGTAGATCATCACAAATGTGACTATGATTTGACAGCGTCTGATAATCCGTTTAAATTAGCTTATGCTGATTTAAAAACAAACAGCGAATTATCAAACGTAGCAGATGCATAGGAGATAATATGTTTACAATAAACGATAAAGAATACGATCAAACTACCTTATCTGATAAAGGTAAAGCAGTGTACTCTAAGTTGATGAGACTTGGTGAGCAAAAATCTGACTTGGATATTGTCATAAACTATTGGACAGCACAGCTTCAAGCTGAACTGCCAAAAGAGAAGTTACTGATGGATCAGAGTCAAAAGAATAGTGTAGATATTGCACGTCTAGAGGGCAAAGTTGACGTAATAGCAGAACGATTAACCTTAATGAAGGACAATCACCTGTTTCATATCGAGAAAGATATGCGTCAGCTGCGTGCTTTAGTGTGGTTTATTGGTACTACTGTCTTTGCACAGATGCTCTATATAATAGTAAGATCTCTTGTTTGACTTGTATTAGCAAATAAGATTATGTTTACATATGAACAAACGAATACTTGTAATAAGTGATACGCATTGTCCTTACCATCATCCTGATTTAATTTCATACTTAAAAGCTATTAAGAAGAAATATAAACCTGATCGTGTAATACACATAGGTGATGAGGTAGACTCACATGCAATATCATTTCATGATTCAGATCCTGATCTACTATCAGCAGGTGATGAACGTGCAGAATCTTTAAAGACTATTCATGCTATGGAGAAGTTATTTCCTGTAGTAGATTTAATGGATAGTAATCATGGTAGTCTAGTATACCGTAGACAAAAAGCTACAGGTTTACCTAGAGCTGCAATGAAAACTTATAATGAGTATTTAGAAGTAGGACCAGGTTGGAAGTGGCATGATGATCTCCTTATTACTATGTCTAATGGACAACAAGTATACTTCTGTCATGGTAAAGCTGCCAATGTATTAAAGGTAGCACAACAATATGGTTGCCCTACAGTACAAGGACACTATCATTCTAGTTATTCTATACAATACTGGGGTAATCCCAACAGTTTAAACTGGGGTATGCAAGTCGGATGCTTAATAGATGCTAAGTCTCTAGCATTCGAATACATGAAAACACAAAAATCAAGACCAATTATTGGATGTGGCGTTATCTTAAATGGACTCCCAAAGTTGATACCTATGGTTTTAAATAAAGGCGGACAATGGAACAAGGAACTGACTTAGAATATTTAACAACTCCAAAGCAAGGAGTAAAAATGGTGAAGAACAAGCTTTATTTATATATCAATTCAACAAGAGGAATCTATGCAGAAAACAGACTCACAAGCGAAGATGCAATTAATCTCGCAAGACAACTACTCAATGGAGCAAACCAACTTAACTGAGGAGCCAACTATGTATGAGCCTGAAAGTAATAGAAGACCTGGAGTAACTAGAAAATATGAAATGGATAATCATAAATTCTATGTAAATATAGGATATGATCCTAAAGATATGCTGCCTAGAGTAGTACGTATCTGGAGTGATATGAAACAAGGTACTACATTTAGTGATATGTTGATTGATTTATCTGATGATATTACTGAACGATTACAAATAAGAAAAAATTTAGATAGGTCACTTGAACGTATGGCATCTGCTGCACCTCGTAGAGGTGATGGTACTGCTTCTACTATTCAAGGATTAATTGTAGATGAACTATTAAAATCATACTATCTCGACTAATGGATATTGTTAAAGCTAGAATCAAAGCTCATGAAGGCTATAGATTAGAACCCTATAAAGATACCCTTGGGTTTCTTACTGGTGGTTGGGGACATAAGATATTAGGTGGTGAAGAAGTACCTGAATCTGTAGAAGGCTGGCAAGAGCTATTTGATAAGGACTTTGATATCGCTTTAAAGGGGGCAAACAAGCTCATAGAAGAACATTTAGAGAACACTCTATACTCTGATCTACCTCAGATCAAAAAGGCTATTGTACAAAGCATTCTAATTGAAATGTGTTTTCAGCTAGGACAGGCTGGAGTAGGTAAATTTAAGAATATGTTTAAAGCTATTGGAGAATCTGATTTTTCTAAAGCTGCAGTAGAAATGCGTGACTCTCGTTGGTATACGCAAACCCCTGAAAGATGCTTAGAACTAAGCACTATTATCTCTAATATATAAGGACAAAAATGGTTGAAAGAAAACTCGCAATGCAAGGCATTGTTGAAGGGTTAGATTTAAATAATCCAATAGGAATGGATCCTGATACATATGCAAGTGTAAAAGAATATGCAGGTTTCTATACACCACTATT